ATATCAGGAATATAAAAATTATCAATTTCTGATAAAGAATAAATACGTTTAAATCGACTTGGCAAATCCACGTTTTGAATTAAAGTGTAAGCTCGTTTAATAGCTTCAACAGGGACAAATTTATATTGGTCACGTTTAGCATTACGTTCAATACATTCTTCTAAAGTGGTTTCAGGTTGATAATAGAAAATTGAATATTTGTAATGATCAGCTAAATCAACATACTTTTTAACTAATTTAGGACTATTATGAGTTGCATCAATAACTGTAAAATCTCCACGTTGCATACGTTCTTCTAAACATTGCAATAACATATTCCACGCTTGAGTATCGTTCTTTTGTGTGATATGCCAATTCCCTTCTTCGTTTAATTGTGGATTACAAATTAGTGTTCTAAATCTATCAGCCTCTAAAGTATATGGCTCTAAACCATTTTCTTTAATAAAAGTTGATTTACCTGATCCCATTGCACCACGTAAAAGTAATAGTGTTCTCATTTTATTTCCTTAATTTTTCATAATTTCTTGTAAAGCACGTTCCCACTCTAAAGCATCTGATTCTGTTCTAAAGCACCCACCGTTTTTAGCAGCATCATAATCTACATGACTACCCATAAACTCCTCACTACCTATACCACCTTCCCAAAAAATAAAGTAGTATGTTTCACCAACTTTAGGGATAAATGGTTTTGGTAAATTTTCTAGTGTAATGCGTTCATGTGGTTCTTCATACATTCCGATTATATCAAGTTCAGTATCACACATGGTAGAGTATTTTCCACTTTTAGTCCATTCAACTGAAGTTCTTACAACTTCACCTTCTTTATTAAACACTAACCCATGCAAACAATATGATAAATTAGTTCCACTAGCATACTTTAAATCATTAGGTAATTGATTAAGGATTAAAGCCTTATTACCGTTTCTTAATACAACATATTCACCTTTTAATGCTTTTTCTAAATTAAACTCTTTCATTTTGTTTCTCCTTGTAAGAATGAAAGTAAAAATTCATCGCTATATTTCATTGTTGGTGGATTATTCCACGCATCTGATAATAGTGAAACAAAGGACTGAACCTCTGTCGATTTATGATCAATATCAATATAATGACCATTTTTATTGGTGATAGTTATTTTGTAACCATCACCACTATACCACTCAATCGTTAAGATTGTAAAGACATATACCCTAGATCCTCTAGAAAAATCATAATCAATTGTCTGATAATACTCAGTCTTTATAACTTCTTTTAAAATCTCTGTTAAATTATGTAAGAATTTGTCTTTATCTTCATTTGACATTTTGATTTTTAAAGCCATAATTTATTCCCCTAAGAATGCACTTAAAAATTGTTCAGTCTTTTCTTCTTGAACTACGTTACCAAGCTTGATTAAACTGTAGCAATATTGAGCAAATTCTTTTACATATTCTAGTTCATTCTTTCCATCATAGATATTGATTTCTGTATTTAAATCTTTTGACAAGATAAAGAATGAATGAACTTTGCCACCAGCATACCACAAAATTCTAACCTTATTTGTTTCAATCGTTCTACTATTCCAATTTTCACGGATAACATAAGGGTGAGTTTCTAGGTGATTTTTTAAGCGTTTAAATAATGCCTCTTCTTGTCCTTTTGTCAGTTCTAGCATAATTTATCCCTCAATGCCACCATCACTAAATTCAACAAAATCTTCAAATTGATAAGTTTTACCATTTGCACTAACAAAACAATCGTTAGCTTCATTGTACATAAGCTTGAAAACTATGCCATCAAAATTTACGCAAAGATATTTACAACCATCATACAATCCCATTTCGTGTAATTGGTTTGCATTTTTTGCCCATTTTAGATTTAAGTTGATCATGATTTTTCCTTATTTAATAATGTTGTTGAAATTCTTCGTCCTGGTCAATATAACGCCACCATAATTCTTGGTCATTGTCATATTGTTCTTCCCATTCAGGGTTATAATAATACTCCTTGCATAGCAAGTCAATAGTATCATAAATTTCATCTGGTTTTAATTGATAACCTCTAGACATAAACCACCTTAAAAATTATAATGCACCCAATAATCTTTCCAACGTTCTAAAGTTGGATTTTCTTCGTTAAAGTTCATAGTAGCTTGGTAATCTAAAATAACATTCTCAATATTATCAAAAGTACCATTCACCTCTGTTCCAATGAAAGCGTAAGTTCTATTAGGATAGAATTTTTTATTGAATTCATAAAGCTCTTTCACTTTATCTTCAATTTCACTTTCTAAACATTCAACCTTGATAGCTGATTCCCATTTTGAGAAGTTTTTTGATTCTTGAAAAGAAACATAGAAAGTAAACATTTTAATCTCCTTAGTTGTATATCTAACCTACACTTTGCATTATAGGGATTTTTGTTATCTTGTCAATACCTTTTTGAAAAAAAATACAAAAAAAAGGAAAGTAGTAATTCTACTTTCCCTATTACTGAATCTTATTGATAAGAGATAATTTCAACCCTACGATTTGGGGCTAAACAATCAATCAATTCACTTTTACCAAAGTTATCACAAGATACTTGTTTACTATCTTTTCCTGCACCACGTGTTGTAATATCAGCTTTGATACCACTTGCAACTAAATAATCTTTCACCGCTTTTGCACGTTTTGAAGATAGTGCTAGGTTGTATTTATCAGATCCTAATTTGTCAGTATAGCCAATGATTGTTAGTGCTTTGGCATTAGCTAATTTTTCAACATATTCTTTTAAATACACTTTACCTTGAACTGATAATTTGCTTGAATTAAAGTCAAATAAAAAGTCAGTAGATAATTCGTGTACTTGTGTATCTAATTTACAGTTCACAGGATTCCAAAAGAAAGATTGAGCATTATGATTTTTGTCAAAGAAGATCTTATATTGACAAATTTTATGTTCACCGTTTTCTTTAAAATTGAAAACATAATCCCATTCACTAACACCATACAAACCTTCAGCAAAATGTGGTCGCCCTAAAAGATTTTGTAATTGATCTTTATTCATACCTTTGCCATTAAGCTCAACTAATTTTAAGCTTTCAAGATTTGGCCAGCTACCAAATTGTGATCCATCGTGATTAAAGGTTGATTTTTCAATTTCTGGCCAGACAAGTTCTTGACCATCAGCTAAAGTGCCTTCATCTGTTACTTTACTTAAATTTCCACAAGCTGATACTAATGCGATTGATAAGCCTAATACTAAAGTTTTAAATAATTTCATTTTTATTCTCCAAGTTTATATTTCAATATAAGGTAGGCATATTGCCTACCTATAACTATTACCATTGATAAGTAACACCAGCACCATAGTTTACTTCACGTTGAGTAGTAACACCTACCGATCCTGAAATGATCCATTTACCATTATCAGACATTCGAGTATAACGTGTTGCAATAGCATGTTGATTTTTATGACCACCAACACCAACACCTAAAGCTGATTTACCTGGGATTGTTACTTGAGGAATATTAGCTACCGCAATTGCACTAGCGATACCAGCACGAGCTTTTTTCTCAACTTTATTAATTTTATGATCTAAGTTACCAATCTTACGAGCATTTTCTTGAACTTTACCGTGTAAATATCCAACAGCCTGAGTATTGTTATCTACTTTACGTGTTAGATAAGTCACGTTATCAGCAACATCTCTAACTTCTTGTCGTGTAGCTAAATGATCTACGTCAGCATTAATTGTATAGATAGATTCACCGTTTGCACCTGTTGATTGTTCAACTGTGGTATGTTTGCCTGATTTTACTACAGTGTGGCGTTTAGCCTCTTGTTCAACTTCAGCAATTTTAGCTTTATTAGCTTCAGCCTTAGTATCTACCTTATCAATTTCAGGCTGATAATCCTTACTTGAAACTGTATAAGTGATTTTACCGTTAGCATCAGTTTCAGTTGTTACAGTTGTATTATCACCAGCTTTTACTTCAGGTAACTTAGCTTCAACTGATTTAATGTAGTTAGTATTGCCTTCAATAGCTTTAGTATTTTCAGCAATATCCTTAGCATTCTTATCAATCAATTTTTCAGCACTACGAATATCAGCGGTATTAGTTGCAATCTTATCTGAATTTTCTTTGATAAGTTTTGTATTAGCTAAAATTTCAGGTGTATAATCTTTTTGGTCTTTTGCGTTTACTGTATAGACCATTTGACCATTTGCATTAGTAGATACATCTACTGTTACATTTTTACCTTGTTCAACTACAGGAACTTTAACAGCATCACCAATTTTGCTTGCTACCGCATATAATTGAGAACCATTAATTGCATCTGTTGAAGTTGCTGAAATTTCACCTGCACCTACATTTACAATTTGTCGTTCTTTACCTTCAGCACCTACCGATACTGTTGCAATTGGGTTAGTACCAGCAAAACCATTATATGTATTTGTACCTACTGTTGCTGTAGTAACTTGCTTTTCAATTTTAGATACTGATTGTGATCCTAAAGCTACTGAATTATCATGTGTAGCATTAGCATTATCACCTAAAGCAACACTAGATTGACCTGTTGCGTTAGCTTGATATGCACCAGCAAAACTACGAACTTCAGCATTTGCCTCAGCACCAATTGCAGTAGATCGAATTTTACCTGTTGAATGACTACCAATTACTGTAGCTGATTCACCTTGTGCCTCTGTTTTAGCACCAATAGCAATTGATTCATCCCCTTTAGCTACAGAATCTACAGAAATTGCTACAGTACGATTTCCTGTTGCTGTAGCACTATCACCAAGTGCTGTACTAAATACACCTGTTGCATTGGTAGATTCACCTACCGCTACTGAGCTTTTACCTGTTGCATTTGAATCATTACCAATCGCTACTGTTGAATCAGCGGTAGCATTAGCACCTGTACCTAAAGCTAGGGCTGATTCACCAATTGCAGTAGTCTTAGAGCCGAACGCTAATGCATTTAAACCGTCAGCTTTAGCACCTGAGCCAACTACAGTAGTATCATTCTTTAATGCCTTGTTGTCGTAACCAATAGCTACAGCATTTGCACCAGTAATTAAGTTATAATGACCTGTTGCTAGAGACTGATCACCTGTAACATTATTACCTCCACCAATAGCATGGGTGTGATCACCATTTACAATATTGTTCATACCAATACCAGTATTTTGTTCACCAACTAAATGGTTGTTATCCCCCATAGCTTGAGATTGGTAGCCAGTGATTGAGTTTCCATCACCAAAGATATTACCATCTTTAGCATTTACACCAATTACATTTTGATTACCAAAGTTGCTTGAACTACCATGTTCAGCTAAAACGGTATTATCTTGACCCATAACAGAATGATTATTACCTTCAACATCTGATTTAGTAACTCGGTTAGCGTAAGTTTCCTTAGCTTCAGATGAACGTGTATCAGGTGTATAACCATCTACCACAAATGGTTCAGTAGGCAGTGTTTTACCTGTAGTTGTTGCATAAGCTGTAGAAGCCATTGCAATAATAAAAGTTGCTAATAAAGTTTTCTTCATTTTGTTTTCCTTTGATTTTCTTAAATTACATAGCTATTGCTATACTAACATTTTACACAATTTCTTGTGTACTCTTTAAATTATAATTTACGCCAACTGTCATTGTCAGTGCAAACTACTAATTTATCTCGACTTTGATCATATATGGTTACAGTGTACTTGTCAAATACTTTTTGATCAATTTTTTCCAAAAAGAATTTCATTGATTCATAAGTATCAAAACTAATTAAGTTTGTAATAATACCTGTATTGTCTGCTATGCAGATTTCCCAATTACCCCTATTCTTAATATCTGAACACCATTGTTCAGGTTTGATAAAAGCTAAATCTTCACCATACATAAACTTACTTGATTTAGCTTTATCAAATTTATGTTCGCCATTAATATCATAAAAACTTACCCAATCATAAGTATAGTAAGCATGACCTTCAATTTGATCATAAACTACTAACCCATCTTTGTGATTGTGTAGTAATCTCAACGCCTCAGCAAAATTCCAACACCCACCTTGAGTATATTCTTTTATAACTGATTGGCTAGTTCTCAATAAATTGATAGCTTTAATTAAATTATTCATTAAACCTCCCAACCTTCAGATTTTTTATTATTCTTTCTTGAATATGATCCTTTTCCTTTCTTGGGCTTTTCAATCTTACTTGAAAACAAAGGATCAGTAACCAACGCTTTAATTGCTGATTCTTTAATCTTACCTCTTTTATGTTTATACATACAAATTCCCTCAATAATAGTTTAACAGTTGGGATTATAAAGGTGAGTAGTTATCTTGTCAATATCACAAACAAAAAAGCTAGGTAATCATACCTAGCTTAATCTTTATTTCACAATAATTTTTCTAATCATATCAATAGGGATAATTAAGAATGCTAATCCCAATGCTAACAAGAAGTCATGTAAATTCATTTGAGTGGTTGAGAAAATAGCACCACCATATTGAATAATTAATGATTGTGCAATACCAATACCAATCATAACTACTAAGAATTTAGGGTTTTTGGTAATATTTTTCAGTACATTAAATCCTTTGTTTCTAGTATTAAAGCCATTGAAAATAACAGCATAAATAAATAAAGTAAAGATAAAGGTTCGTACTACAGGTTCAGATTGGTCAGAGATTAAATCGTGCAATCCAAATACATTTAACCAAATGCCTAACACACCTAAAGCAATAAATAATGCACTTACAGCAATATTTGATTTCATGTAGCCTGTAACTAAGCTTTCATTTCTTGCAATTGGTTTTTCTTGTAAATAGGCTTTATCAGTTGGTTCACCACCAAATGCCAATGCTGCTAACGTATCCATAATTAAGTTGATCCATAAAACTTGTACAATCGTAAATGGTTCATGGAATCCAACTAACGGAGCAATAATTGAAGTTAGAATTGTTGCCACGTTTACAGTCAATTGGAAGATAATAAATTTCTGTACTGATTTTGTCATTGTACGACCATTTAAGATAGCTTTTTCAATACTACTTAAACTATTATTTACAATAACAACATCACTTGCCTCTTGAGCTACTTGAGTTCCGTCACCCATACTAAAACCAACATCGCTTGATTTAAGTGCCGGGGAATCATTACTTCCATCCCCCGTCATACTGCCCACCATACCCAAATCATGAGCTAAATCAACTAAACGCTTTTTATCCATAGGTAAAGCACGACTTACAACTTTCAATCGGTGCATTAAGTTTTTCACTTCTTGATCTGATAATTGAGCTAATTCATCATGAGTTAAAGCTACATCATTTTCTGATTGAATAATGCCACATTCTTTAGCGATAGCAATAGCGGTTTCTTTTCTATCTCCTGTAACCATGACAACTTGAACACCAGCTTGATTCAATTCTTTAATTGTATCAGCCATTCCATCACGCATATTATCACGAATACAAACTAAACCAACCAATACTCTTTGTTCATCAGTTTGATATTGTAATGCTAATAAACGCATTGAACGATTAGCTTGTTCTACACTAATTTCATTTAATTTGTCAATATGTTTCTTAGTCAATTTAACAACTTTACCATCTTTGACAAAATGGGTTGAATTAGCTAACAATACTTCGGCAGCACCTTTCAAATATTTAATACCTGTATCAGTTGTAACGCTTGCATATTTATTAGTGCTAGTAAATTGTTCTTTATCAACAATCTTACTTTTATCTACGCCACTTAATAAATCATTGTCAATTAGATATTGTAATAATGCTCTATCAGTACCATTTGATCCTAATGCCTTACCATCAATTACTTGAGCATCGTTATTCAATCCCATAGCTAAAATAAATCCTTCTTTCAATTTTGAATTAAGTTTATTTAAGGATTGATAAATACCACCTTCACCATCAATAAAATCAACTACAGATAATACACCATTTGTTAATGTACCTGTCTTATCACTGAATAAAATATTAGTATAGCCTGCTGTCTCAATTGAATCAGGATTACGCACTAAAATATTTTCTTTCAACAATCGACCACTATTCATACTAGCAACCATAGCTAACATCATAGGTAAACCTTCAGGAACAGCCATAATAACAATTGTAACAGCAAACATTAAAGTCTTCATTATTAGCAAAGCAATTGCCATGTAATCTTGAGTTAAACCTTGTGCTTGCAATGCCATGTAACCTAAAACGATATTGATTACAAAATACAATCCACCAGCACTATATCCCATTACACCAATACCATCAGCTAGTTTTTCAAGTTTATGTTTACTTGGTGATTGTTTTTTATCTTCTTGTAATGAACTATTAATGCTACCTAATACCGTTTTATCACCTAAAACTAAAGCCTGAATAATAGCTTCACCTTCTGTAACAACTGTTCCCCTAAATACGCTATATTCACTAAACAAATCATCTGGTTTAAATTTATCCGTTGATCCTACTACTTTCTTAGCCTCTTCTGATTCACCGTTTAAACTAGCTTGATCAACTTTTAAATGACCATCAATTAAAATACCATCTACAGGGATTTTATCACCTGTTTGTACTAAAATTAAATCATAAAAAGTAATATCATCAACCATAACCTCAACTAATTTACCATTCCGATAAACTTTGTAAGGAATTTTGCTTGATTGGTCTTTCAGTGCATTAAATTTCTTTTCAGCACTATAACTAGAGATTGTTGCGAATCCTGTACTTAATAAAATAGCGATAGCAATACTAAAGCTATTTAACCACTCACTTTCACCAATTTGAGGATATAGTGTTTTAATTGTATTGAATAACATTTCAATACCTAATGCACCAAGTAAAATTAAGATCCACTTATCTTTAAATGATTCAACAAACATTTCTAAGAATGTAGCTGATTCTTTAACAGTAAGCTTGTTATTACCGTATTGTGCTAGATTATGTTCAACTTGTACTGAACTTAAACCTTGTACTTCTTTCATTTTCTTTTTACCTTAATTATTCAACTACGATCAACCCTAAATCAATCGCACCGTCTAAAAATTTATTAACTGTTTCAATAGCTTGTTTTACCTTAGCAACCTCTTCACTATCTTCTAAAAAGGTTTCAGGATCAAGGTATCCACCTTCAAACAAATCATAGTATAAGTCATTAGTCCATACTACATCGTCTTCATTTAAGTTTTTGAATTTCATAAATTCGATCTCCTAACAATTCTAACTTTTTAATTATTTCCAATTCAACAGGAACATAATACTGTTCTTTTCGATTAGCTGAAAAAACTACATCAAAACGCATTCCTTTAGTTGTAGCTCCGTTTAGAACAACACTATCAATACTTGCCATATTTAATACTACAACTTCAAACGATGAAGAATGTAAGTCATAGCTATCAAATTTAATAAATCTATTGTAA